TTACGGCGGTCATCAGCGTCGAAGTAGCCTTTGGTTTCAATTAAGATACCATTATCTAACTCGAAGTCTGGTGTATAAGTTCTGTATCTAAGATCCTCCCATTCAATCTTTAGAAGCTCATATTTAACTTCTAACTGTCTCTCTGACAAAAACGCAACGGCCTCATCTTCAAGGCCGCTGCGATAGCTACTAGATATATGTCTTGCTCTTCTAGCCATTAGGTATCTTCCGCCAAGTAGATGTAGTCTACCATAGGTGGGTTTTTAGCCTTAGAGTTTGGCGATGGTATGGTCTGTAGTGTAGGCCAACATTTGTGTTTGAAGGCACAGAAACCACACTCGACACCCAGCTTTGTATTGCCCGTCTCTTTGCGATAGAACGTCTCTTTGATAGGCTCAAAGCAACGCTCAAATGGCTCGTCGTTGTCGATGTAATCTGTAAGCTCTTCAATCTGTTTCAGAACAGCCTCTTTGTCTACGCCATCAGCAGCAACGTACTTAAACTCGCCATTAGCTTTGTTGACTACCCACCAGCCGCCAACCTCTTTACCTGCGCCCTCTGCATACCCTACAAGCTGTGGGATGTAGCCGAAGCTGTCACCTGTAGCTAAGGCCTCAAAGGATGCAAACTTGTTTTGATAAGACCACGGAGACGCAGACTTAACGTCATCCACCTTACCATCCAAGATCATGTCATACTCACCACGGATTTCTTTACCGTTAGCTAACTTGAGTATGACGTAATCGTTGTCTGTAAACTCCACGTTTGCTGCTCTCATAATACCTTTGAACACTGCTTCAACAATGTCACCTAGGATCATATTCATCAGGAAGTGTGGCGGGAAAGGTGTCTTCCCCTCTGGTTCATTCTTGTCATACCATAGCTGGCACTTAGGGCGACCAATGTTAGACATGCGTAAGCGGAATGCGTCACGAGGACCACTATCAAACTGCTTAAACAACGCTGCCTTAACGTCGGAGGCGACCTTATCAGCCACCTCCTCTGTCATTGTAGTCTCACCCGCCATAGCTCTTTGCAAGAATGTAAAGATTGCTAACTCAGCAGGGTGATTCATTAGTCTGCGTCCACATCAATGATAGAACCAACAAGAGCGGCATCTTCAGCGCTCATGCTACGGTCAGAGCGTTCATGGTGCATATCCATGATCTTACCGTTGCTGTACTCAATGAAGCCCAAGAAGTCTTTAAGCGTCTCATTGTCTCCGTCAGACAGTTCAACCGTCTCACCTACAGCAGACTTGATGATACCATAAGTAGCACCTGTTGGGATGCTAGCCTCTTCACCAGTCAAGGTAAGTGTAGCCATGATTGGAAGCAGGTTCTTACGAGCAAGAACAGCAAGTGAAGCATCAATAGCCTTCAAGCTGTCACGGTTCTTAACATCCATTACGAATGGCAAGTTCTCGTACTTACCAGAGATGTCTTCACCCTTTTCGTTCTTAGGCGCAGCGATAGTGACTACACCCATATACATCTTTACACGCTTAACAGAGCGCATAACTTCTTTAACTGCATCAGACAAAGCGTTGAAGTCTTCGATGTAACCACTTGGACGTCCCAGGTTGAAGCCACCAATGCTGTCCTGCATATCACCATTGAGATTGTTGCCCATGACAGACTTTTCCATCTCGTTAGTTCCAGAGTTCCAGCGTTGCCACTGTTGGCGCTGGGCGAAGACACGAATAGAGATGCTCTCTGAATAGATAACATCGTCACCCATTGTGATCTTGTAAGACCCTACAGGGATAACGTCTGTCTTGATCTTCTTACCACCTACGTCAATCTCACCCTTGAGTGCGGTGCTGACTACGTTGATACGTGCAATAGATGGGCCATTCTGTTTACCAGAAGATTCTGATACACCCATCAACTCTGCGAGAGACTTACCACGATCTGCGGCTACTGTTAGTTCTGTACTCATTTTATTCTCCATGAGATTTGTGTTAAAGAGACTAAGTTATACCATCAAGCGTCTTTTACGTCAAGCCAATTAGGCCCAATCTTTGACTCAAGTAGTAGTGGCACGTTCATTACAACACCATAGGCTTTCTCTATGAGGTCGTTTAGTTCTTCGTTCATATCGTCAATGATTTGTAGCACGATTTCCTTCTCCTCTGGGTGAGTATCTACAACTGTTGAGTCATGCACTGTATTAACAAGGCAGGATTGTAGACCACTTAACCGTTTCTCCAATTCTATCAGCACGACAGGAACCACATCACCAGTAGCAAAGCCCTGTACTGGGTAGTTCTTGATCATAGTGAAGTGTGATACACCGCCACGCTGGTTACGTTTAACATCTGGGAAAGCGTATTGCCGCCCAGACTTACTGGTAATCTTGTTGAAGCGTACTGCTTCATCTGCCAAGCTCTTGTGCCAAGCAGCTACACCTTCATACTTCTCGTTGAAGTGGATGTAGTACGCCTCTTCTGCCTTACTTCTGCCATACCCGGTAGCACCGAAGAGTGGAGCAAAGGTATGTTCCTTGGCTTGCTGGCGTGTAGTAGGCTGTCCAGCATCTGTGATAACCTGTGCAGTGTAGCTGTGAACATCAAAGCCGTTTGCAATCTCTGCAATAGCTACAGGGTCTTGCGATAGGTATGCAGCAGTACGAAACTCTAGCTGTGCAAAGTCTGCCTCTAGGATGTGACCGCCCTCCCAGCGTGATATGAACACACGCTTAACAGGGAATGTGCCGCCACGAGGCATGTTCTGCATGTTAGGGTTACGACCACTGAAGCGGCCAGTAGCAGTAATGTGCTGTGTTAGACCTACGTGTAAGTAGCCATCTTTCTTGGTGAAGGTGTCAATGCCTTCGACGAATGAAGATAGGTAGCTGCTAACAGCAGACAGACGCTTGAGGTCAGTAAGAAAGCTGATCGCTTCTTCCATGCCCTTTGTCTTAGCCGTACCAATGAGTACATCTAGGTTATCCTTTCCTGTGCTGAAACCATTGGCGCTGACCCACTTCTTTGTAGGTGCAGCAAATGCCAGACCAGCTAATATGTTTGTCTCTTTTAGTTGATAACCACGAGCATCGCAGTCCTTGCACTTGTTTGGACGGGAAAACTTTGTGCCATCCTTCTTGATCTTAAACACCTTACCTTGACCCTTACAGTCAGGGCAGGTGAAAGCTTTAGTGCGGCGGATCAGAGTGCTGTTAGCCTCTACAGCCTGTGTGAACTCTTTCTTATCATTGGCATACTCGAATAGAGTAGCCCACTCTTTCTTGTTGTTGATCTTACGGGAGAAAACTACCTGCGACATCTGCTCTGGTGAGTTGAGGTTGATAGGTGTGTCACCCATGATCTCACGCACCTTGTGTTGTAGTCTGTCTTCGATGTCTGCCTTCTCTTGCTCAAACTCTTTACGAACTGCATCAAGGGCAACACGATCCACCTTGAAACCTGCCATATACATACGTGTAAGCGTCTTACATGTGTCAAAAGTAACAGCCTTAACCTTGGCTAACGACTGCGCCTCTGGCTCACTATAGTCTGCCTCAATAGCGTGAAACAGTTCTCGTGTCGTATCTAGGTCAGCCTGAAGATAGAACGTAAGCTCTTTCAGTGGGATCTCGTTGGTGTTGTAACCATCCTTGAAGTACTTCTTGAGAGTGTCATCCTTTTGCGAAGTTAGCTGTCTGCGCTGGGCGCATCCGTCTAGGCTAAGGCTATCCTTCTGGCCTCGCAGTAAGATGTATTCCGCTAACATTGTGTCATATATGTCACAGTCATATGTAAAGCCACACTCCCACAACCACATAAGATCGTGCTGAGCATTATGCATGATCAGAAGCGTAGTCATATCTAGGATGTCTTGGATAAGCTTACGCCCAGCGCCACTGGTATCCTTAGCTTCTACATGATCAATGTTAACAATGAATGTCTCTTCGGCATTATCCGCATTCTGCATCCCAACCTGCACAAGGAAGTTACCCTCCTCATACGGATCAAGGTGCCACTTGTCGTTACGCATTTGTGTAGTGTTCTCAACGTCTAATACCAGTCTCATCCATCTCTCCTCTATGCGCTATATAGGCTGCGCCCACCATCCAACTCACAGTGTACCACACCATGCCAGCCACCTTTAAGCTTGTTCTTAGCGATGTTCAAGTGTCGCTGAGTGTCTTGCTCGTCTGCACCTTCGACTACAGGGTTCTTACTGATCAAGACCATCAGGTCAGCTTCAGCAGCCTTACCTGTCTTGGAGCCTTCCATCATGGACTGATCCACAATGACCTTACCTTCTGCTACCGCACTTAGCTGTGACATCCAGACTACGCAGCAACTGTACTGCTTAGCGATGTTACGTGCATAGATGGCTGCATCCTTGAGGTATACGTCTGACTTGTCACTGGTCTTAGATGCAAACTTGTCACCCATGTCTAGGATCAGGATGTCAGGACGTTCTTGCTTCACTAGGGATTCAACCCACTGCATGTCTTTGTTTGTGCTGTCCTTAATACGGATGTTCTTACGTACTGGCTCATAGCGTGAACGGGCCAGCGTCACGTTACCCTTAACCTCTTCCATAGTCATACCAGCAGCAGCACTCAAGTAACGTGCGCCTACACGCTCATATGCCTCCTCGTTACACAAGACTACGCACTTGGCTCCTTGATGCGCCCAACCCCCAGGCCCAGCAATCAGTGATGCATGGAAGGATGTCTTACCTGTGTTGGGACGTGCGCCAACCAGAAGTAGGTGACCCCCACTAACACCCTCGACCTTACGCTGTAGACTAGGGATGTTAAACTTCCACTGTGTCTGTAGATCGTTAGCCTCAAGCAGACGGTCAATAGAGATGTCTTCCCATGTGATCTTAACATTGGGTGTGAAGTCATCTTTGTAGTCATCCAAGATGCGGCGTAGAGGCTCCAAGGATGTCTGTGACCCGTTAACGAAGTCAAAGCCTAGGTTAGCTACAAGATCGCCTACATACTGCTGGAACAATTGCCCTAGCACTGTGTCTGCAATCTCTTCTTTGACTACATCAGCTTTATCCATCTTACGGAATAGATCACCGTATGCAGTCTTTGTAGCTGTAGTCATGGTCTGGTTCTGTGCGTAGAACAGCGCTTCTAGGTCAGCCATGTTGAGGTCGCCATCGTAGTTGTTCATAGCATGATCTAGTGTCTGCTTGATCTTACGGATGTCCTTAGTGAAGATCTTATCTGGGCATCTGATACCCTTGTGTTGGTCATAGAAGTCACGCTTTAGGAGCGTCTTAATCAGTGCTAGTTCCATCGTCATCGTCGTTCTCTCCTCGAACCCAATATATAATAGTCATTACAGCCACCCAAGGCCACATCAGCGAAAACTTGTCAGCGGCATAAGGGTCTTCATTCTCATCCTCTGGCTCTGTAATGGAATACAGTAGTACCACACCTAAGAGATACATAAAAGCTGCACCATTTAGAAACATCGCTACATTCATTTTGTGTCCTTGGGTGTTGCATAGTAAGCGCCTTCTTTACTGCTTAGTGCAGCAAATATGTCTAGCACCTGTTGGTATGACATGAAGAGCATCTGATACTCCTCTAAAGAATTGTCAAACTGTCTCATGTAAACAGAGCCATCATCTGCCAGAATTACTTCAACGTCTTCAAATTTATCACGCTCGTCTAGTGTAGTAATGATGGAAGCATCAGACTCAAACTCTACGGTAAACATTAGTGGTACTCCTCTATCTCTTGTAGCATAGCGTTGACGTATGAATACACGTAACCTTGGTTGTCCCACTTCTTCAGTCTAGCCTTCAATGTAATGAGGTTATCTAAAAGTAAGGAGAGTTTGTCTTCTGCATTCCATGCTCGTTCAGCCCACTCTTCCTTAGTTGCTACGTCTACTCTGTAGTCACTCATAGTCTTTCACTCCGTGTTTCTCAATGTCGCCTAGCATGTGTTCTAGCATCCACTTGATGTCTTCTTTGTCCTCGCTCTGGATGCTTACGGGTTCTGCAGTGTAGCTATCTGAACTGTAGTAGTAGTAGTTCTTATGCACTGCATACCAGACCTCATCGTCAGGCTCTGTGTGCTTCATTAGTTGATAGTGCCAACTCATTCCGTTTCTCCATTTGTCTATTAGGATCGTCACGAATTGCTCATTAGAGCATCCCAGCTTACTGGGAATAGTTCTGACATCTTCTCACTGATCTGGTCAGCTAACACACGGCTCTCATACTGAGTGTCTTCCTTGCAGCGTAGGCGGCACATGTCAGCAAAGGCATCAAGGCTACCAGACCAGTACCACTCAGTTAGCTGCGAGGTTGGCAACACCATACGTGCCATCTCAGGGGCGACATCGCTATTAAGCATAGCATTATAAAGGTCTAATGCCCTAGCATTTACATAAGATGACCACCTACTAGGTGTATCACTTACATTATCATACTCTGTATGGCCCTCAATAGAAAGTTCAGGGTCTGCAACTATCCAGT